GCCTATCAGGTGGTGCGGATCATCCGCCTGCTTCCCGCAGCAGGCGCACGGCTGGGATTTAACCCAGCGGGTATATCTCTCATTGACCCATCGACGGCGTTTCGGACGTAACATGAAGCTTTCCGGCGATTCCGGATCAACCCTGAGCGCCAGTACCTTTTTCGCCTTATCCTGTACAATGCTGGTGGCCGGCACCGAGGGAACAATTTCACTTTCACGGGTAGCTGACTGGACAATTGCCTTCGGCATCCTTAATGCTTTTCTCGCAGCGCTCTCCGGTAAGACTTCTGCCAGGTCATTGCGTACCATCCACCAGCACAGTTCCGGGAGCGTGACTGCGTGCATATCGTCAAAACCCAGATCACGACAAACAACCGATAAAATCCATTTTGTCGTATTCTCCACAGCTATTGATTCCAGCCGTTCCGTAAACTGTTCGCGCAGCAGGTTATCGCAGTGCCAGCACAGTCGGATTGCCCCCGGGGCGTGGCGCATGGTTGTCATCTGTTCACTGTGCCAGTCTGAATGCGGCCACTGACAGCCATTCCCCCGGAGTAGCCAGCTTTCCAGACTATCCAGACCACCAGCACGATAGATAACCGACTCATTACGGAACACATCACGAACAGCAGGATCATCCGCCAGCGGCTGTGATACCGCCGGGACCGCGCCGCAGGCGAAAGATGAATATTGCTCCGGCTCTGGTTCAAGCAGAACACGCCCCTGCATAAACAGGGGCATCAGTTCCGATCCCGGCCTGAACAATACAACGCCCATACGAGGAGCAATTTCAGGGGTCAGTAACGCTCTCACGATCACCTCAATGAACGGTATCGAGCAGCTTCAGCAGCTCAGGGAATTTGGACTCGAAGAAATGCGGCTGCGTCTCGCGAGGGTTTGCCGGGCTGGTGATGTTTTTGCCGAACATGCAGCCTTTCGCCGTCAGCGACCAGAATTTTTTAATGCCGTTAATCGCGGAACGACTGTAACGTTCACGATGTTCAACAACACCCAGCTTCGCTAACTGCTGATACGCCTGATTAGCCGTCATCCGGATACCATGCTGTTTTAACAGCGCGCTCAGTGCCAGCGTCGGGCGGCTTGAACCATCCAGCGCGCCAGCCGGAGCATCAATGGCATATTGTGGCGCCAGGTTAGGTAGTCCCACTGCCTCCTGGAGTTTCTGGCACGCGCCCAGTACCGATGAATTGGACAGGTTTAACTCTTTGCGCATAAAACCCAGCAGAATCACCCCCGCCTGCATCTTATCGGCAGCCATACCAGAAGATGTTTGTGGCGCACTGGTAATCCGATCGAACGTGCGGATCACCTTGAGATGGAAAGATGGGCTGATCCACATTGCATAAGCAAACACCAGTTCTTTGCATACGTATGTACCTTGTTCAGCACCACCGCGAACAGTATTTACTGGAGCGATACCCAAACTTCGGGTATCACTACCGCCCTGAAAAAAGCTAACAGATTGATTTTGTTCCGAGGGTGGAATTCCGCCCTCGGTGAAAAGTTGCTCAATCAGCTCACGGGTTTGCTTATTATCAAGCCAGTACTTCGGACAGTATTTCTGCTCTCCACCCGCAGCCCGGTGCAAATCGTTAAGACAATAGCGCCCATGAACGTCGCGGCGAACTTCGATACCATCAATGACCATTAAATTATTCATGCTTCTTTCTCCATGTTCAGGCGGCTGCACCCGCCCCTGTTTCAAATTTCGTGATCGTGATTTCTACCTTCCCCTTCGGGAAAACTGGTCCCCACTCCACCAGCATTCTCTTTACCTGGCTGTCGTCCTCCCAGACTCCTGCGTGAGTCAGTGCGTCGAACAGCGCTTTGTTATAATTGTCCAAATCCCTGATCCGCTTATCTGGCGGATACAGGATGATTTCTACCGCTGCATGGGTTGATGTCGGTTTCGGTAGTCGACGAAGTTGTTCAATGATGGCGGCACACGTTGCGCTCCGAAATTTGCGTCCCGCCACACTTATCAGGCTCTTTCCGGCAAACGGCCCTTTGTTGGGATGACGCCAGTAAGTGTTTACGCTCGGTGGAAATGGCAGGGCCAATTTCATAGCGTTATCCCCTTTCCCTGAAGAAATGTGATGGCCCGTTCTCTGGCGTCAGCTTCATCAGTAACAAGTGCTTTTATCAGTGCTAGAGTTTCTGCGTCATCGTTACATGTGTTGATACAGATACCCCTCGACACACCTCGGGTTATCGTAATCACTCCCTTTTTCTCCAATGCCCTAAGATGGTCTACTGCAGCATTAGGAGAGCTGCATCCCAGCAGCTCTGCCAATTCGGTATTTGTAGGGGGAAAACCATGCTTACGCTGATAATTGATCAAGGTATCCAGAACATGTTGCTGGCGAGTAGTTAAATTCATCATGCTGCTTGCTCCCGCTTGTTAACACATAACTCAGGCAAATTGGCGCGCACCAGTGCCTCAGCAAATGGAGGCGGAACAGCATTACCACAACGAGCAACTTGCTTGTCCTTCGCATAACGATTTCCCCGGAAATCCTGATCAATTACGTACCAGTCCGGAAATCCCTGCGCGCGATACAGCTCATGGGGCTGTAACATACGCATCCCGATATCAACGATTTGGTAGTTGCAACCTTCGACTGTAACCAGTCCAAAGCGATCATTAGTAGTGACTGTTCCCAAAGGCTCCGACAGTGATACTCCGCTTTTCTCGTTCCCGTAGTACTTCATCAGGAAGGCGCGTACTTCACCGAGGTGCATTCCACCAGCAGTGATTGTCGGTACGGGCTGATCCACTTTTAAACCATCTCTGCATGTGCCCCGAAGATGAACAAGATGAGAAGTGACAACCGCATGGTGATCTGTTGTCGTGACCGTATGGGCTGGAGCATCCATTGCTGCTCCGGGGCCGGAATAGTTGCCGCCGAAGTGTTTTGCAAGAAATGCTGTAACAAGTTGTGATTTACCGCCACCACCAGCTGTAATTGTCGCACTCGGTTCATCTGCACAATGACCAACGCTAGCCCCGAACTGACGTGCGATAACCGGTGCAACCAGACAGGCGCGGGACTGCCTCAAAATGGTATGCGCGGGTTTATCAAGTGGGCGCGGCTTAGCCTGGTATTCACTTCCACCATTTCCAGCAATAAATGGCGTTACCAATGCATAACCATGAGTTTTAGTAATGGTCTGCAGTGGTTCGTCCAGTCCCTGTCCACGGAAACAATCATAATTTGAACGATTACTGGTATGGTTACACTTCACGATAAAAGGCGTTGGATTATCTAGAACAAACCGCTGTATCCCTCGAGCTATACGTTTCAGTGTATTGTCAGCAAGCGGCTTCTTACGCCCAAAAATACTTGGACACGGTATTGACCAGTCAATACACTCCGCGGCTGTTCTCCACGGTGCACGCCGACCACTTTGCACTTCCAGTGATTTCGGATCACCGTGAGTAGGTTCTGGCCAGCGAATCTGTTGACCATCGCAACGCATAACCATGAAGAAGCGCTTGCGGATCGTCGGCGCGCCGTAATCACACGCGCGTAGTTCGCGATAATCAACATCATATCCGAGCCCATCCACCAGCTTTTGCGCCTGCTCGCTACCTCTTTCGATAGACAGGAACTCACAAACCTCAGCCAGTGCCGGGTGATCAGCAGGAATGCCAGTGGAAAGCATGCCGACAAATGCATTGAATGTTTCGCCAGTGCGGGCAGGATCCGGACGCATTTCATCTGCCAGCAGCGGTCCCCACGTTTTAAACTCTTCCACGTTCTCCAGCATCATCACACGTGGTCGCTTCGCCAGTGCCCAACGCAGAACAATCCAGGCAAGACCGCGTATCTCTTTTTTCACAGGCTTAGCGCCTTTTGCCTTCGAGAAGTGTCGGCAGTCCGGGCTAAACCACGCCAGGCCGACTGGATTACCTCCGGTGGCGGCTACCGGATCCACGTCAAATACGGATTCACAATAATGCAGTGTGTCCGGGTGGTTCGTCTTGTGCATCGCAATGGCGCCAGCAAAGAAAGCACCAGTGGGTTTCTGCTTATTGTCCGCAGGAACAAACCACACTGGGAGATCGAAACCAATACGACCGCGGATAAACATGATGTGGTCAGCGTCTTCCGGCCACCACGTTTCACTTGTCGCTGCTTTAATGAGGAACACGTAACGCCCACCCTTTTCACGCATCGCCATTGTGTGATCCATGATGTGGGTCATGCCGGTGATCGCCTGCTTCTCGTGGTACTGAGAGCGGCTATAGGGTGGATTACCGAATGCGGCCCCGCCGATTGACTCCAGCATTTCAGCCCAATCTTGTACCAGCGCGTTATCATCGGCGGTGTACCACACAGGGCACTTAGCGTTATCGTCGTCAGCAAAGAGATCCAGCGTTAGGGGACCGAACATCGCATTAATGCCCCAAAAAAGCAGGTCTGGTGTCCGCCACTGATCGCCGACTTCTTT